TGGCTGATCGGATGGCGGCGTTGGGTGATACATAAGATAGAACATACCGCAGTCCTTGCAGTGTAGATTCGAGACGATGAAGTAATCCTCGGTGTCTTCAGTATCGTGATCTCCTCCCCAGATCACGACACCACCACATCCAAAACAGTTTAGCTGCATCACTTCTTTGTCTTTTTGTTCTTGCTGCCCTTGGGTCTACCGCGTTTCTTCGGGGCAGCTTTCTTGGGTGCAGCCTTCTTCTTCACTGGTGCTTCGCCCCCAACCCACGCTTCGTTGAATGTCGGCGTAGACTTGTCGTCGCCGATCAATCGTCCGTTGATATCTCTGGCCCGTTCCGGCTCCTTAACGAGTGACGGAAAGAACAGCTTAAAAATACTCTTGATCATGTTTTACTCCTCGTTTTTTCAAGATCAACAGGTACAAAATCAAACTCCATACATCTGGCGGACCAGCCTGCAAAGTCTCCACTTAGCATCTTTTCTTCCATCCGCTCGATAAACTCCTCTGGTTTAGGACACTCATCAACAACGATAAGTTCGCCCCTGAATGAACCATCAAACATAACAAATGCAATAACCAGTACGTTCAGGATCACCCAACCTCTCCCCAGTTAGCTCCAAGCTCCACATCAACATCGAAAGGAACTCTCAGTCCTTTCACGCAAGTTGACATAATTTCACTGATCCGAGCAGCCTGTTCATCAGAGTTCACATTAAAACACAACTCGTCATGAACCGTGAGAATTGGTGTAAAACCTTCGGCATAACAATCGATCATTGCCTTCTTGGTTTGATCGGCACTCGAACCTTGAATCAGTTTGTTCAGCGCCTTGTATGTAAAAGCCGGACGGATAGCACCGCGCCCACCATACTCTTTGGCTGCTTCTTCCAACGGCAACGCCTTGTTAAAGCCGTACATCTTCGGCTCCCACATGTTGAACCGGCACTTCCGGCCCAGTGCTGTGCGTATGAATCCATTCTTCTCTGCTCGATGCATAGCCAAATCTGCCATGCCCTTCACGAACGGAACCTTCTCATGATACTTGCGGAGCAACTGCGTAGCCTCGTGCTCTTCGATATCCAATACACCCGCCAGCTTCTTCTTACCCATGCCGTACATGATCCCAAGATTTACCGTCTTGGCTTCCTTGCGGCTGACACCAGCTATGTCGGCTACCTTTTGATGGAAGTCTGCATCCCCGTCATGATACTCTTGTATCACCTCCTGGATCATGGGATGCGGGTTAGATCGGGACGCACAATAGTGAGCCAGCCACCTCGGCTCTTGCGAAGCGTAGTCAAACGATCCCCACTGGTAGCCCTCCTCCGGTATGAAGAGGCCGCGTATCATCTTTTTTATTTCTGGGTCACGCGCCGGGATCTGCTGGAGATTCGGATTGGACGAAGAAAATCGTCCGGTAACTGTGCCCCCTTCATCTGAACGAAGAGGGTGAAAATCACAATGGATACGACCATTATGCGAATGCTCAAGTATCGTTTCAATAAAAGTCGTGTTGGCTTTGTTAAACTCGCGAAGACGTACAATCTTCTGCGCGACAGGGTGCTCGTGATTCGCAAGAAAAGCCTTTGTAAAGGCGGGAGCATTAGATTTTTCTGTCCTCTCGTATTTGATCCCGAGCGCGTCGAACGCCTTTGCTATAGATGTGGCAACCCACGGCTCCACAAAGACGCCAGTCTCTATCTTTATTTCTTCAAGTAACGTGTCCTCTCGGGACTTGAGTTCCTTTCGAACCTGCTCTGCTCTATCAATATCTACACGAACACCAGCCTGTTTCATATCTAGCAGCAGCGGAGTCAGCGAAGACTCCAACTCAAAGATGCCTGTGCACTCATCTTCACGAAGCTCCTGCTCCAGACGATCCCACAAACGCAAAGTCACAGCAGCATCTTGCTCGGCATACGGACCAACGAACTGACTAGGCAGTCGCCACATCTCAGACTTTGGATCCACGGCAAAATACTCAGCCGCCTGCCGCAGCAGCTTTTCATTCTTAGACTCGCCGAGATAGTCACGAGCCAAGGAGTTCAGATTGTAGAACCTGCGGTTCTCGTTCAACAGAGGCGCCGCTACCATCGTATCGATGACTCTGCCCTGAACCTCTATGCCTGCCCAGCGTAGCCAGCCCAGATCGTACAGCGCGTTGTGCATGACCTTGTCTATCTTTGGTGTGGCTAGCTGTTTCTTGAGCCAGGTGACAACTTTCTTCTCTGGTATGTTACCCCCGCCATCATGACGCACAGGGTAGTAACCGACAAAGTCTCCGGCAGCGACGGCGTAGCCAATGACATAGCCATCGTCCCTACACCACCCCGGACCCAATCGAGTCAGATTCGGATCCCGAGTCTCAAGGTCGATGGATATCCTGTCGTGCTTTGTCAGATCAGGAAAGATAGACGGCGGTGACCACGAGCCTTCAACACTGGAGGCTGCGACACGCTTCAGTTCTTCCGCGTCTAGTATGTCAAACTGATGTTTTTTGCTCATCGTTCGAAATCTCTCCACCGAGTGCGGCGTATCCAATGATGTCTACCCAAGAGTCTTCGTTTGTCATGTCCTCGGCAAGACGTGCCAACTTCAAACCGACCATCATCGCCGTCACTTCGGCTGGTGTTATCTTGTCCAGCAGCTTGGCCCGAAGCAGCACATTCCAAATCGTGGCGATGCGTTCGTGATTTATCAGCGCCGGACCATAGTCCTCGGCCCTCGGGCCGTTGATTAGTTCCTCTGCTTTCTTCAGAAAGTCCTCTCTGTTTTTCATATCTCGTACCTTATCTTGCCAGACTCCACGATGTGTAGATTTTTGCGCGCCCGAGTTGCACCCACATAAAACACCCGCGCCTCATCATCCGGATCGTTTGTCTCGCATGCCTTGGTCGTCTCTGTCAGAAGCAGGACGTTGTCTGCCTCACCGCCCTTGGCCTTGTGTATCGTTGACAGACGTATCCGTGGCTTTGCATCACCAAGAATTCTTTCACCGCTCCGACGTATCGAGGCTATGTACAGTGCCTCTTTTTCAGACACCCGTATGACCTCGGTCCAGTGATTGTCACGAGAGGCCAGCAAGTTACACTTCTCGTTCAGGTCTTCGAGCGAATACTTGACCTCAAGATCCAAAGCATTGAATCGTCTCTTGCCTGTTCTGTTCATCACCTCCTTGCGGAGATAAGACCCGAACGTCTTCATCTCTGATGGAAAGAAACTCTCACCCCGACACAAACGAAGCCAGATTTCCAGCGCGTTCAAAACCTTTGGAGATATCGACCAGCCGGCGCCCTCACGCCAGAACAAGAACCCCCGATCTTTGAGATCAGCAGCCACCTTGTTAACAATGTGGTTCGTGCGTCCTAGCACAAGCCACTCACCTTTTCTCAAGTCTACGTTAAACACGTCATGATGAAATCTGACAGAACCCTCGTGGTCATTTGGACTCCATGTCTTGTTCTGTCTTATGGCAACACGACGTATGATCCGCTGCGCCACCTGATACACGGGCTTGGGCAGGCGGTATGACTTATCCAATACCTGAACATTCTCTGACGAGTTCATGAAGTCTCCAACCTCAACACCCATCCATGAATAGATGCACTGATCATCATCGCCGGCATAGTAAACGACGTTGGACTTTGGAACCAAAACCTCTCGAATCATGCGCCACTGAAGAGGTGTTAGATCTTGTGCTTCATCCACGATCAGAAGATCAAGACTTGGACCCTCTCCGTTCTTAATAAACTGTTCGATCATGTCCACAAAATCTACTTTGCTATGAACGCTCTTGTATTGTGCCAGCGCATTCTCAACGATGCGTAGCTGTTGTCTACTCATGCTCCAGTGTGCAGACATGTTGAACTCCCGCTCGGAAGATATCTCTGCTGCTCTGGCTTTGCTGATGATGTTGAGATATGCATCTCCTCCAACACCTGTGACAAACAAAGGCCCGTCTTCCATACGCAAGGCGGCATGAGCGCGAAACTCCAGGCCGATCATCTGTCCAAGATCGTTGTAGTCAGAGCCTCTTATCACGTCTTGTTGCTTCAGACCAAGATACCGAAAAGCCATAGAGTGTAATGTACGGAACCAAATAAGCTCCTTCTCATCGTAGCCAAACTTTTCTTTGGCTCGATCCAATGCCTCTCCTGCGGCCTTGCGACTGAAAGATACGAATCCAATCCGAGATGGATTCATCCCATTCCGTAGGGACTCGTCCACAATATTCAAAAGCGTAGTTGTCTTGCCGGTGCCGGGCGGTCCAAAGATTGTCTTCTCCATCAGGATTTAGCCTTCTCATAAAAATAGGGTTCTGCCACACAGCCCTGATAGTTCTTACGATACGGAGGTCGGTCGAGACAGTTCTCGCAAACATCTCCTAGCTCAATGGACTTGAGTCGAGCGTAGTAGGTCGTCCACTTGTGCCCACAGATGTCACATAAAAAGTAAGCCACGTACCCCATCAGAACGGCACCTCTTCTTCATGTATCTCCACGTCTGGAATCTCTACCTCGGAACTAAATGCCGGCACATGCCAGACACGTATTTTTTTCCATTTGCCATCAGAAGCCTTAAAGTTTTTTTGACCCGAAGCGTTACCGTCTGCGTTCAACTCTTTGAGGCGCTCTTGAACTTGACCCCGACTATAGTTCTCGAATCTGTTGTTCCGCAGATACTTGATAAGAGCTTCAATACGAAAGTAAGTCAGACCATCCTCGGTCCACGGCTTGCCTAGTGCTAGCTCCTCGGGACTCGCAGCTTGAACCCTGCCCGTGCAGAACTCTTCAAGGAAGTCCATGAACTGTCCCTTGTATGTCAGTTCTTCCGGAACCTCGATCTCACTCATGTCCGACATCATTGCAGTCACAAGAGTCTGCCAGTCTGCGATCTTCATCATCGGTGGCATCATGTGAATCTGTTCCATGCATGCCTTCTGAAACTTCTGTGGGGTTTGTAATTCTTCTGTCGTGAGTTCCACGCGCCTGCCATCTACGTCGCAGAACCAGACAGGCGGCTCAGATTTCACAACGCATAGGCCAGTGATATCTGCCGAGGCACTGCCGTTTCCGATTCCGAACTTCTTTGTTTTGCACAGAGTCTTGTTGCAGCGAGACTTGAACGGCTCCTGCTGGCATGGAAAACCATACTCCTTCTTCTCGTGCTGCTGCTGAATTACCACAATCTCAGACGCCGGTAGCGGAGGCTGCACATGCGACATGTTTATGGACTCGATGCGGCCCTTCCAGTTCTCAGGCTGCTCTTTCTTGCAGGCCACGCATGTCCCAAACAACACGATGTTGCGTGTGCCTTCGGGCACACCATCGGAGAACAGACTCTGCATACAGGGTGGGTATTCCATGAACTCGTCAAGGCTGCGTCCAAGAGACAGTGTAACGAAAGCGTCCGGAGTACACCGTCGCTTCTCGACGAGGTCTAAGAATTCTTCTATTTCTGCTTCGTCGCCATCTTCTTTAATTGCATAGCGGAGCGTTTGTTCCGAATCAAAGTACGGAAGGTTGATAAAGTTACCAACATCGCCACGCTCGACAAGAAGCTGTTCTTGCTTTGGGAAAACCTCACAACCGCCATAGCCAAGAAAGGCACTGATCTCACCCGCTTTGTCACGGAACTCACCAGCACTGATTTCTTCTGAAAAGAAAAAGAATATATGTGCACCACCTGACTTCGAACGACAGACCACAGCCGGGATATCATTGTCTCTAAGCCTCTTGTCTATAGCCACCAAGTCGAGTGGATACTCATCGATGTCCAGCGCCCCAAAGGAGCACTTGTTGTTTTCTTTGATCGGAATCGAACCGACACCACTGGTGCCCTTCAGGTGATCCTGAATGTGGTCGAGCGTAAGTGGCTGACGCACAATAAACGACTTTGCCTTTTGCTTACCGGCACGACGCTCTTCCGATATGTTTGTCTGTCCATGTGCCGCGCTGAATCCTTCAAACACAGCCATGAACCGCTCCGCTAGGTTCATACCTGCCCCCGTAAAAAGACATGGACGACGGGAGACTCAAACTCCCGTCGTCAGATCATCTAATCCGAAAGATTAGAAGTTGATCTCATCCTGGATGTCTTCTTCTACGGGAGCCGCCTTGTTCATTTCATCCTGTGTGCCAGCTTGCGTTTGAACTTCGCCAGCCTTGAATGATTTGAAGAAAGCCTTTGATGACTCAAAAGCGGCAGCAGGAATCTCTGTCGGCTCAACACGAGACACAGCAAAGTTGTTCCATGTCCCCTTGTCGTTGCTCTCAGAGATAACAGTCAGGCGCCATGCCGTGCCCCACATAGGTGGGTTGAACAGACCATTCGGGCCTTCATACTGAACCATACGCATCTGCGTGTTCCAACGACGGGACACTTTCAACTGTGTCTTCTTCATGTCGCAGATAGCCTGTTGCGTATGCCCTGTGTCTGTGTCCACGATCAGCACCAGGTGCTGGGCGGAGCGCACAAGCTCGTTACCCGACGGCAGAATCTCGGCACTGCCGTTGCGAGTTGTGTTACCGATGTCTGGGTGGTTCGACGGAATCTCGCCCATGAACCCACCACCTGACTCACGCAGGCCGAACTCAAGATACTTCACCGTGTAGCCACACGGGATGACCACAACGCCTTCGTCGCCGTCCCAAATCTGACCGGTCACGGTATTGAACAGGTCGCCAGCCGAGGCACCTTTGATGAACTTCGAGTCACCTTTTTGTACCTCTGGTGACAATGGCTGAAGTATCCGCAGGAACGGAATCTGCATGTCCTCTGTACCAATAGAGTCCATACCCTCACCAGCAAACTCTGCCATGTCGGCAAAGATGGTTGATGGTGCCGTGTCTTTCTTATTTCCAACTGCTGTACCAGCCATTGTTAGCTCCTCTTTATCTTGGCTTCTGTGCCAACGTGTACACCGAATGTATCAAAGTCGATATCCTGACCCTTCTCGATGCGATCCTTGACCCATGCTTTCAACTTCATGGGGTGAACGTGCGTCTTCTGCGACGGATCAAGACCGTACTGTTGCCGGAGGTCGTTGACCACCGAGCCAGCCATGTTGTCCTGTCCTGCTGAAAACGAAATCGTGACATCGTTCTTGATGATGTCCCCTTCGCCGATGGAACGTATCCATGCGAAAGCTTCATCGCGTTTGTCATCCGCGATCCGCGCATGAACAAACTGCCGTAGCGTAACCTTGTTACCGTCCACGGTGATGCTATCCATGCCCATCTCTTCCATGAGCATTGGAATATCATCTTGTTCGATCTTGCGTTTCTTGAACTTCAGATCTTTCAGAAACTGTTCAGCTTCCTCGATCTGTTTGTCGATGTCGATTGACCGACGGATGAGATTCGAGAGGTCACTGGCCCCCTCCTTTTGCACATTGTCAAACTTGTCGGCGTTGACTGCCTCTTCTTCGAATAGCGAGAACACATCGCTCATCACTAACTCCTTTCGTAAATAAAGTTTAACCCCTTCGGGTGGTGGTGCAGTCCTCGTCCCCGTACGGAACGGGACTGCGGCCAGTGTGGTACACTGACAAAATCCTGCGGTCAAGCAGCTTGTTTTTGTTTGGCTGACTTGACCAGATGTGTAATCTGCCGACTGACACTACGCTCACCAGCCGCAGCTAGCTTCTGTAGTTCCTTGTATGTCTCTACAGAGACAGCAACAGATTTGAACTTCTTTACATCCACTTTGCTACTCCTTTGTTGTAGGTGTTTCGTAAATTAAACTGCCATACCTTTAAGCAGAACTGAGTTTTTGCCCATACCTCTGAGCGGTTTCTTATCTTACGGGCGGCACAGAGGTTAGAGATCTACGACATTGTGTAAGACGAAAGCAAAGATCATATTTAGCCCCCAAATATTCTACGCAACTAGAACTAAACATAACCCAGACCTACGGCCCCTCGCCCAAAAGGAGGTTCTGCGACCCGCCTAGATACCTTGGTCT